CGCCGGCCGCTCGAGTTCGTGCAGGAGGTGCTCGGCGCGGTGCCGGATCCCTGGCAGCGGCGCGCCCTGATGGCGCTGCAGAAGGGCCACCGGCGGCTATCGATACGAAGTGGACATGGTGTCGGAAAGACAACATTCCTGTCCTGGGTGCTGCTCTGGCACATTCTGACGCGGTTTCCGCAGAAAGCGGTCTGCACCGCTCCCAGCTCGCCCCAGCTCTACGACGCTTTGTGGGCTGAGCTGCGCGGCTGGATCGCGAAACTGCCGGCCGCCTGGCAGGCGCTGCTCGATGCCACGTCCGACCGCGTCACGCTGCGCGCCCGGCCCGACGAGAGTTTCATCAGCGCGCGCACCAGCCGCGCCGAGAGCCCCGAGGCGCTCCAGGGAGTCCACAGCGCCTGGGTGCTGCTGATCGTGGACGAGGCCAGCGGGGTGCCCGAGGCGGTCTTCGAGGCGGCCACCGGCAGCATGTCCACGCCTGGCGCCATATCCGTGCTGACCGGGAATCCGACCCGGAGTTCCGGGTTTTTCTTTCGCACGCACCACAGCGAGGCCGACCGCTGGTACACCGAGCGGGTGAGCTCGCTCGACAGTCCACGGGTCGATCGCGAGTTCGTCGAAGAGGTCGCCAACCGCTATGGCCGCGAGAGCAATGCGTTCCGCGTCCGCGTGCTCGGCGAATTCCCCAGCTCGCAGGGCGATACGCTGATCGGGGCGGAGCTGGTCGAGCAGGCGATGGAGCGCGTGCTCGAGTTCGACCCCAACGCGCCCGAGGTGTGGGGGGTGGACGCGGCGCGGTTCGGCTCCGATAGCTCGGTGCTGATCAAGCGACGCGACAAGCTGGTGACCGAGCTGCCGCGCGAATGGCGCGGCCTCGACACCATGCAGCTCACCGGCCAGGTCGCCAACGAGTACAACCGCACGCCGGCCAATGTGCGGCCGAAAATCATCGTGGTGGACAGCATCGGCATCGGCGCCGGCGTCGAGGACAGGCTGCGCGAACTGGAGATCCCGGTGATCGGCGTCAATGTCGCCGAAACGCCGTCGATCGAATCACGCTTCCGCCGGCAGCGCGACGAGCTCTGGCAGGCCGCGGCCGACTGGCTGACCACGCGCCAGGTGGCGCTGCCGTGGGACGAGCGGCTGCGCGATGACCTGTGCGCGCCCAAATACGACTTTACCAGCGACGGTCGGCTGATCGTCGAGAGCAAAGCACAGATGCGCTCGCGCGGTCTGCTGTCACCGGATCGCGCCGACGCACTGTGCCTCACGTTCGCGCCGTCGGCCTTAATGGCGCTGGCGTTTCAGAACATGCGATGGGGCAAGCCGATCAAGCGGGCGATAAAGGGGTTGGTGTGATCATGGCGGACGAATCACTGCTGGCTGGGGTCAGCGAGAAACTCATCGGCAAGCTGCCGCCGGCGTTCCTGCTGCTCATGCTGCTCAATATCGCGTTCATCGGCATGGCGGCCTACGTGTTCGCGCACAACACCGAGCAGCGCAACGCGATGCTGAAGACCATCATCGAATCCTGTCTGACCAAGCCAAAGTAACCGAAAGCGAAAACATGCAGATTGATCCGCACATGATCGACCCGAACCAGATGCCGTCGGCGCTGTTGCGCCTGCCGCGCGATGCGCGCGGCTACCCGGTGCCCTGGTTCGTGAAGTGGTATGGCAGCCGACCAGATTTCAGAGTCGTGGGTGAGGGGAAGTTCTCGCGCGCCGTCGCCGGCGGCCGGTGCTGGATCTGCGGCGAGCGTCTCGGGCGCTATCTGTGCTTCGTGGTCGGACCCATGTGCGTCATCAATCGGGTCACCGCGGAGCCGCCGTCACATCGCGATTGCACCGAATACGCGGTGCGCGTCTGTCCGTTCCTCGCCTTTCCCAGGATGCACCGCCAGGCGCATGATCTGCCGGACCACATCGTGCCGCCGCCCGGCGACCATAACCCCAGAAACCCCGGCGTGGTCGCGATCTACATCGCGCGCAAATTCGATGTCGTCAGCGCCGGCGAAGGCCACCCAGGCCGGCTGATCGAAATGGGCGAGCCGACCACGGTCACCTGGTGGCGGGAGGGCCGGCCGGCGACCCGCGAAGAGGTCGACGCGGCGATGAACCGGGGGCTCGCGGCGCTCTACGAGCAATGCCGCTCGCGCGAGGACCAAAAAGATCTAGGCGATGCGTTCAGCCGCGCGCTGCGCCTGATGCCGGGCGAGCAGGAGGCGGTGCCTTGACGGAGCGCATGCAGGCACGCATCACGGGCGGGGCTTCGCTGCGCCCGAAGGCGGGATTTAACTGGATGGCGGTGAGCTGGGGCGGTCCCAGTGAGCCGCTGGTGCGCAGCTGCAGCTACTGCGACGCCGAGATTGCCGAGGACGACGTGCCGATGATCATGTGGACATCCGAAGGGTTTTGCGCGCGGTTCTGCGCCGACTGCCAATCGCGCTGGTGGGGGCTGCTCTGATGCAGAACGATCGGGCGATCGAGGATCCGCGGCTGCAGAAGGCGCTCGACGAGGTCAAACGGGTGATGCACCGCTACGGCCTGGCCGGCGCCTGCATGCTGGTCAGCGCGCAGGAAGCGGCGTTTACCTACGCCATGCACGCGCCCTGGTCGGCGCTGCGCTATGACCCGAGCACGCCGTTGGCATTTCGCTTTGTGGCGCGGTCGAAGGAGGACGGATCAACGCTGACCAGGGAGCGGGTCGAGGCGGCGATGCACACGATCTGCCAGCTGTCGGATTTCGGTGAGCAGACGACAGCGTGGATGGAGGACATGAAGCTGATGCTGCGGCGCGCCGGCATCGATTTCGAGCACACGCCTTTCGGCGGCAAGCCGCTGCCGCATCTCGCCCTGGGCAACCCGGAGGATCTGCCTGGGGAGGGCTGATGCCGCGACAATCTCGTGACACAAAAACGCGTCAGTAGGATTGACTAAGCAACCAAACTGATCGGGCAATGCGCGCCATGAGCGACGCTGTTGCGCAATTTCCGCCCGATCCGCTGACCGCAGTGTCATCGATGCCGCTGCCGGACGACCGCATGCGCGCCTGGCGGCAGGGCCAGCGCGACCCGGCGCTGCAGCTGCCGCTCGGGCCGGGCCAGCATCAGGACGACCACGAACAGGTCATCATCGACCGCAAGCCGCAGCTCGACGACAACGATGTCGCCGCCCTGCTCAATCAGGTGTTCAAGGAGGCCAAGGTCTACGACGACCGCCTGCAGATCGCGCGGGCGGCGGCGTTCAGACTCTACAACGGCGAGCCGATGGGCGACGAGGAGCCCGGCCGCTCAGCCATCGTGCTCACCGAGGTGCGCGATTCCATCACCGCGGTGATGCCCACCATGATGCGGGTATTCGCCGGCTCGGAGCATCCGGTCGAATTTCTGCCACGCGGCGACGGTGACGACGAACAGGCGCGACAAGCGCAGGACTACGTGCAGCATGTCACGTTCGTGGAGAATGACGGGTGGCGCGCGCTGCACGACGCGATCACTGATGCCTTCCAGCTCAAAGTTGGCTGGCTCAAATGGTGGTGGGATTATTCGGTTCACGTCAAAACCGAAAACTATTTCGGCCTGCTCGACAATCAGATGCAATCGCTGATCGGTGAGCCTGGCGTGCAGGCGATGCGCGTGGTGCGTCGCCCGGCAACGCCGGCCGAGCAGTCCGGCATCATGTCGTCGCCCGAGGCGCAGGTTGTCCAGCTGCGGCCAGGTCAGCCACTGCTGGTCTACGACGCGCAGATCACCCGTCGCTCGCCGCGCAACCGGCCGCGGCTGATGGCGGTGCCGTCCGAGCAAGTGCTGATCGACAGCGATGCGAGCGGGCCGAACGATCCGTGCCTGCGGTTCATCGGCCACTGGCGCATCGTCACCGTGTCGGATCTCGTCGCGCTGGGCTTTCCGCGCGATCTCGTCGAGAGCCGCATCACCCAGCTGCAGCAGCAGACCAACCGGGTGACGCGAAGGCGCGACCGCCTGGCGGCGATCGTGCCGCGGGGTCAGTCGAACGACCCATCGATGCGCCGGGTGCGCTATTTGCACTGCTGGATGCGGTTTGATGCCGACGGCGACGGCATCGCCGAGCTGCATGAGGTGCATGCGATCGGCGACTATGGGTTTTTGATCCTGGCGCATGCGCCGGTCGCGCGGGTGCAGCTCGCCCGGGTGTGTCCGTTCATGGTGCCGCACCGCGCGATCGGTGAGAGTTTCGCCGATCGCGTCGGCGATATTCAGCGGGCGATGACGCGGGTTTTCAGAAACATCCTCGACAGCATGTCCGAGAGCATTCACCCGCGCACGGTGATCCATGACGGCCAGGTGCCGGTCGACGACGTGCTCAACACGGAAATGGGCGCCGTCATCCGCGAGCGCACACCGAACAGCGTGCGCGAATTGCAAAAGCCGTTCGTCGGCCCCGCGGCGCTGCCGCTGCTGGAAGCCCTCGCCACCATCAAGGAATCGCGCACCGGCATCACCAAGGCGTCGCAGGGGCTCAACGCCGACGTGCTGCAATCGACGACCGCCATGGCGGTGGCGGCGTCGGTCACCAGCGCGCAGGACCGGCTCGAATTGATCGTGCGCACCGTCGCCGAAGGCATCCGCGACCTCTACGAGGGCATCCTGGCGCTGATGTGCGAGCATCAGGATCGGCCGCGCGTGGTGCTGCTGCGCGGCAAGTGGACGCCGGTCGACCCGCGCGCCTGGATGAGCGGGTTCAATATCGTGGTGAAGGTCGGCGTCGGCCGCGGCACGCTCAATGAGCGGATTCAGGTGCTCGGCGCGATTGCCCAGCAGCAGAAGGAAGCGATCCAAACCATGGGGCCGGCCAATCCGGTGTGCGGTCTGGGCCAGCTGCGCAACACCATCGCCGACATGGCGAACGCCGCCGGCATCATGGATGTCGGGCGCTACTTCAACGCGTTGCCGACGAATTTCCAATACAACCCGCCGCCGCCGCCGCCGAGCAGCGACATGATCATCGCGCAGGCGGAGGCGGCCAAGGTTTCCGCCGATGCGGCGGGGAAGCAGGCGCAGGATGTCACCGACCGGCTCGAGGCGTTGCTGACCGACGACCGGCTGCGCGACGAGGGCAAGGCCAAGGCGGTGCTCGAGGCGATCGATCTGATGGGCAAATACGGCCGGCCGGTCGATTTGGTGGCGCTGACCCGGCTGCTCGATCGCAATCCGGCGAGCTCGGCGATGCAGCTCGCCAAACAAGCGGCCACGCCGCCGGCGCTGGCGCCCCCCGCCGGCGCTGGCGGTCCCGCCGGCCCCGGCGGTATGCCGCCAGGACCGCCTTCCGCTGGACCGCCGGGTGGACCGGCTGTCGGCGGTCCACCGGCTGCCGGTCTGCCGCGCCCTGGGGGCGGGCAGCCGGTGGCCGGGCTCGGCCAGCGGCTGTTCCTGCCGCCGGCGCTGATCACCGCGCTGGCGGCTGCCAACCGCGCCACGCCGCCCGCGCTGGCGCCGGCGATGCCGATGCGACCGCCGGCACCGACGCCGCTCACGCGGGGTTTCGCACCGGGCTTTGAGTGATGAGCGATGCCTGGCAGCTGTTCCCCAATCTGAGCCCCGAGGAACAGGCGCGCCGCGCCGGCGAGCTGATCAACGATCCGCTGCTCAACACCGTGTTCGCCGAAATGGACAGCATGGCGGTGAACACCTGGCGCAATTCCTCATCGGCGGTGCAGCGTGAGGACATGTATCGCACCGTGGTCGCCATCGCCGATCTGCGGCAGCGGTTGAACAAGCGGCTCGAGGATCTGAAGATGCTGGCGAGCCGCGACCGCGCCGCGCGCCGGCCGACCAACTGAGGACGCCGCCCATGTCAGACAACGCGCAGCCTTTGCGGAACGGCGAAGACGATGGCGCCGGACTGCCGCCGCGCGACGAGGCGGCCGACCAGAAGAAGCTCGACGACCTGGCGACCTGGGCGCCGAGCCCGCAGCCGAGCCCGCCGCCCAACAATGTCATGCTGCACGCCTATGGCAGCCTGAGCGACCGCCATGCCGGGCTGCTGCGCGAAATGAAGGACGGCGGCCTCGGCTTATGGAACCTGTTGCGCCTCGCCGATGAGTCGGGGACTGACGAGGCGTGGAACAGCCGCGAGCTCGAGACAGCGGCGACGCGCCTCGAGGAAGCCCTGCTGTGGGCGGAAAAGCATTTTGTGATGTAGGGGAGCATGAGCGATAGCAACAATCGGCCGCCGGCCTTACCGAGCCCGCCCGCGGGCGGCGATCAAAGCGGGGTCGCCACGCCGGGCACGACGCGGGCTCGCACCTTCCAGCCGCAACGCGTGGCGACCTTCCGCAAGGACGGCATCAGCACCAACGATGCCATGGCAGAGA